GGGTTTTTTTGAACTTCTAACCATTGTTTAATTTCGTCTGTATTATTTGTTGGTTTCAATGGTTGATACTGACTATAATAATCAAGCCAGTCTTTGTCGTTTTGTAGATTAAAAGTGCCTAAAGTTTGATTCAAAACAGCCCTGGGCGGGCACTTGTACAAATTTCCTTGATAAAATTGCACGTAGTTTTTAATATGACAAACTTTATGATTTTGATACAAACTTTGTGCATGATCGTAATTATACCAGGGTTTTAATTCCGAGCCGTACCCACGATAATGTGGCACAAAATAATCATTGTATTGTTCGCAAAAACTTGCAAATCCATGCGAAAAAATCTCCGGATTACGTGGGTCAACTAAATTATAAAACTTTTTAAATTCACTTTCCCAGTCTGGCACTCTTTGCCAAATGTACTCGCGGCCTTTCTTATCTATGATACTAGTTTGTACTAAGTCCAGTATCTTGTTAAAATGTGAATCCACCAATGAACCATATGGTTCATCTTGAGTGTGTTTAGTTATGGCCAGACAAAGTTTTATTTCATCATCTACAAAAAGCTCGTCTAAGTAAGGAAATAATCTATCAAGTTGATAACCATTGGTGTTAACCCAAATACGTGATTGGTCTGGCCAATATTTTTTTATTAATCTAAACCAATTTATAAACCTAGGATGTAATAACGGTTCCCCACCAAAAATATTAATTCTTTTAGGCCTAATATATTTGGACCATAAAGCTATTTGTTCTTCGTAATCTTCGGCTTCTTCTAAACCATTTATTTCATTATGATGGCTAAATGTACAGCACCCGTCACATTTTAGTTGGCAACTGCGTATTATAACAATATCTAAATATTCAATGTCAAATTTCATGCTGTGAGATAATACAGTTCTACCCTACGCATCCATTGATCGCTCCAGTAAGCAAAATCTTTAGGTTCTAGCACAAATTCTTGGTATTGTGGGGTGGCATTTTCGTCAGCTGGTTTAGCACACATAAGAATGACACCTGTGTTAATAGCTGTTCCATGGGTGTCATTGTGAGCTGCCGCATATGCTGCGAGCTGTAGAAAATAATCATCGATCCATTCTTTTTTCTTAGGCTTGTTCGTTTGCTTAAAATCCATGATAGCAGGCTGTCCTTTCCAGACCCCGACACAGTCAGTAGTACCAGCATATAGCCCAGAATAGTATAAAGGCACCTCGCAACCCCAATATTCATCAACATTTCCTAATCCTTCCAAAATAACTTGCGCTGCCATAAACCAGCTAGGCTGTGCATACGGATTTGTAGGCAGCTCTCCTAACTCGTCGTTCTTGATAAAGCGTTCAAGGTAGGTATGCATCCTTGTTCCGCGATTGGCAGCTTCTGTAGTGATTTGTTGTGCCCGTTCCACACCTACACGATTACGCCATTCTTGAAGAGCTTGTTTCTTTTCCTCTGGCTTTGTACGTTCTAGAATAGTAGTAACACTAGGAACTCTGCTGCCATCAGGTAATGCGTAATGGCGCTTGCCCTCTACACTTTCTCTAGCTAGAGGGGTATAGTCAAATTTGGGTATAATCATTTAAACTCGAAAACTTTCTCCGCAACCGCAGCGGTCGCGTTCGTTGGGATTAATAAATTCAAAGCCTTCGTTCAGACCCTGCCTTTTGAAGTCCATGGTAAGACCGTTGACGTATGGCAAATCTTTACCATTTACAAAAACTTTAATGCCATTACTTTCGTATGCCATCCAATCTCTAGTAATAGGAGGGTCGTCAACATATTCAAGTTTATAAGCTAAACCTGAGCATCCGGTGGTACGCACACCAATCATAATGCCTATGCCTTGGCCGCGTTTTGTGATAGCCGAACGTATTTTTTTAGCTGCAATTTCTGTTACATTTATCATGATAGCATAGATCCGTTATATTTATAAGTTAATATTTTATGATTGTTTTTGTTGTATAAAGCAATTTTGTATAGTTCACTTACTAAAGATGTTTTTTCTATAGATGATAGTTTGGCAATGCGATCTATTTCTGCACATATCATATCAAATCTTTTTTCTACGTTAGGTTCTAAATCATAACTTTCGTCAATGATTCCGTTGAACGTCTTGAATCCCATATCTCTTAATTTTTGTAACTGCCCTGTTGTACCAAACAACAAAAACGGTTTTCCTGCTGCTAGACATTTTGTAGTTTTTTCTGTGAAAAAACCTATTTCATATACATTTGTTTCTATTACTACTTCTATAGCGTACAAACCAAAAATCTCGTGATACACCGGAAGACATTCCAATGCACCCACACATCCATTGGCTGTATGATTTAGTGTTGCGTTAACTTCACGGCGAGATTGTAACCATTCTAATTGTTTACTAAAATGTTTTTTTAATGGACCTAGTAAAAACTCTGCCCATTTATACTCAGGTTGAAAAACTACCAAACTATGTTCTGCTGCCTGTGTTTCTAAATAATAGGCCATTAACATTCGGTGCAATGTAAAACGCCCAAAAAATGCACCAAACATTAAATAATTCTGATTTAACACACACATATCTGATTTAACTAAATCTTTAGCTAAGTCAAAAAGTGGAGTATGTCGTAACTTTATTTTAAATTGTGTATCTATTTTTGGAACGTGATCTAATAATTCAAAAACAATCTTTGTTTGATCTAGCCCTAACGTATCTACAATTTCAGAAACTATTTTATCAAATGCTACTAGTTTAATAGGTTCTCCGTCGTGAAACCGAAAAACTAATTTTTTCTCAATTAATTCATCAGCTATATCATGCAACATCCTTATTAAGCCATGCAAATGTTGCGTATAGCCATCATGATTTATAAAGTGACTGGCATTTATAATAACCGCACTATCGCTGATAACTACGGTATCATCATTCCACATTCTTGTTACGGTAATCGGCTAGAGCTGCTTTAATTGCATCTTCAGCTAGAATACTACAGTGTATTTTAACCGGAGGTAGCGCGAGTTCTTCCGCAATGTCCGAGTTCTTAATTGAATTCGCCTCATCAAGACTTTTTCCTTTAAGCCACGTAGTGACCAACGACGAACTTGCGATCGCCGAACCGCAACCGTAGGTCTTAAATTTGGCATCTGTAATTACTCCATCGTCAACTTGAATCTGCAATTGCAGAACATCTCCGCAGGCCGGGGCTCCAACTAGCCCTGTACCTACACGTGGATCATTTTTATCTAATTTTCCTACATTTCTTGGATTTTCATAATGATCCAAGACTTGACCTGAATAAGCCATGGTTCACTCCGTAAAATAATCTTTAAATTTGGGTTGAATATCCATTATAGATTCACCTCTGGTTTCATCTAATATTTTAGTATATTTTATAAATTTTGTAAATCTTTGTGGATCGTAATTATTTATTTTTAGTGTGGTAATCAAATTGTTAAGGCCGTCTAAGGTGCAACGTGGTGCATCTTTTAGGGTATTTTCTAATTTGGTAATCAGATCATTTCTTAATTCCAAGGGCAAATTTTCAACAAACAATTCTTCTTCATTATTGACTAAGAAAATACAATGACAATAATTGGGGTAATTTATTTTTAAGTATTCAACTAATTCAGCTATATCTAAAACATTGTACATGCTGGTAGTTGTTGAAAACATTACATTATGATTTTTAATCCGTTCAAGATTACTGATTACTGTATCCCAATTTGATCCATTTCTTATATAGTCGTTTAGTTTTCCAACGCCATCAATTGATACAACAAATAATAAATCCTCAAATTTATCTAACACTTCTCGAAACTCTGCTGATAGATGATTCAAACTTGTGTTTATTAAAAGTTGTACCTTTGGGTTAATTTCTGCAAGTTGTTTAAGCAGAATTAAATTATATGGTTCTATTAAAGGCTCGCCGCCTGCTAGATATATTTTCTTAATATTTTTATCCAAATTAACTTCGTGATTAATTCTAGGATTCTCTACGTAAGGAAATCTATCTTGCCATTTATTAGATATTTTTTTGTTTTCAGCATTTATAGAACTACTGCTAAAAGGATTACACATTCTACATTTTAATGTGCAAGTGTTACTATATCTTAAATCGTAACTAAGTGGTATTATTGTTTGGTTGTCTAAAAATTTGTTTAAATTTTCTTGTAGAGCTAGAGCGAAGCTTCCTGAGGCCATCCATCCATTGGTTTCCCTTTTTCTTGGGCTTACTAAACCTAGAGCTTCTTGATTATAACAAAAAGAACATTCTTTTGGTTTTTCGCCAGCTAACATAGCATGACGTATTTGAAACATTTTTTGACTGTTAAAACTTTCCGTTGAGTTTTGATTTTCATTATCGGATTGAAGACAGTTATTGTAACAACAGATATTATGTCTGTTATTAAATTGTTTTTCTTGATGAACAAACGGTATCGAGCAAAATGTATTGCTCTCTTTGTAATTCTTTAAATCAAACATTAAGAACGTTTAGATAACGCTGACTTTGCCATTGAGTCAACAGTGCGTTCGGGTGCGGTTTGTGGTATTTCTTGGCCAATTTCTGGTGGTAAATCTGTGTCGTCTTGAAACGGTTGTAGGTACACATACTTTACACCACTTGAATCATCTTTAATATCTTTAATTAAATTTTTGATGTCTGGATTGCCTTTATAAGCGTCTAATAGATTTTCTAGATTAAACTGAGCTTCACCGGTACCCTGCACCAAGTTTATCAGGCTGTCTACTCTGATTCTTGGTTGTATGTGTGTGTCATGAGCTCGGTTGCGTAAGTATTCAAGCGTGGTTAGCAAATTAGCATCACCACGCCCGTCAGCTTCATCTTCAAGAACTTCGTCAACTATTTCGTTGAAATCTTCGACGATTACTTCGCGAATACGCATTAACGCTTCTCTCTACCTACTGTATTAGGACCAGCTGCGGCATCAGTGGCTGCAAAACTGTCGGTATCCATGTCACTAGTCATATCAGCAGGTGGCATTTCTCCTGGAAGACCACCAGGAGCTGCGCCAGGAGCTGCACCCATACCCATTGGGGCTGCAACTTGTTCACCGGGTAATGCACGAGCAGCATTATCTGCTGTGCCTCTGGCTGTGCTTAATTGCGCAGACATTTCTGCAAGCAATGGTTCAACTGATGCTTTAAACGCATCAGCTTGTTCCATGCCAATTTGATCACGAATTGTATCTAGCAGT